TGTTATCATCAAGCCATTTTATCTGACCCTGCGAGAGTTGAATATTAATTGTTTTTAATGTTTGCTCTTGTTCCATATCTAGGGTTGATTATGTGTAACTATAGGGTAAGATACCACTAAATATAGGATAGTCAATGATTAAATTAAGAGAATATCAAAAAGCAGCAAGTAGAAAATTGACAAAGCTTTGTCAGATTAAGAGATGCGGATATTTAAGTGGTGAGTGCAGAACAGGCAAAACACTTGTTGCATTATCTGTTGTAAAAAATATGGTACTTGAGAAGGTGTTGGTTATCACTAAGAAAAAAGCAATACCAAGTATAAAAAGTGATGTTGAGAAGATGAATCTTGAGAAGGTAGTATCCATTACTAATTTTGAGCAGTTAAAAAATTTCAAGGGAACAAGTTGGAATATGATCATCGTTGATGAAGCCCATAGTGTGGGAGCATTTCCAAAACCATCTCAACGATATCAGAATATATTGCAGCTTAGATATAACAGCATCATTCTGATGAGTGGAACACCAAGCCCTGAGAGCTTCAGTCAGCTTTATCACCAATGGTCATTGACACCTTTTCTGTGGAATAAATATCAGAACTTTTACAGATGGGCTAGTGACTATGTTGATGTAAAAGAGAAGAGGGTTGGAACTGGTGTTGTGATCAAAGATTATTCAGATGCCAGGCAAAGCAGAATATTAAAGGATATTGAACCTTATACAGTTCAGATGACACAGAAAGAGGCAGGCTTCACTCAAGAAGTGGAAGAGCAAGTGCATCTTGTGAAGATGTCCAGAAGAACTTATCGGTTAGCGTTAAGGATTATAAAAAACGGTGTTATTGGTCGCCCTGGAGGGAGAAGCGTTGTTGCAGATACTGGTGCGAAGGTAATGAGCAAATTAAGGCAGATTTATAATGGCCATGTGATCACTGAAAATCATGGTGCGGTTGTATTTGATAAAAGCAAGATTGATTATATAAAGAATAACTTTAGTGGAAGGATTGCCATTTTATATTGTTTTATTGCTGAAGGCAAAATGCTGAGAGAAAGTTTTGGTGTTAGAGCAACCGATGATCCAGATATATTTAATGCGGTAAGTGATTCTGTTTTTATCGGTCAGGTTAAGAGTTGCAGAGAGGGAGTAAATTTAAGCAGTGCAGATCATGTAATTTTTTATGGCATTGATTATTCTGCACTTAGTTATTTGCAGGGCAGAGAGAGAGCAAGTTTTCTTGGCAGGGATAGAAAAAATAAAATTCATTATATTTTTGCAGAGAAGGGAATCGAGCCAAAAGTATATGATGTTGTTAAATTAAAGGAAAGCTACACGATCAAGCATTATAGGAATGACAGAGGCACAATATCAGAAGAAGCTGATCGACAAGCACGAGAAAGAAGGGTGGACAGTAATCAAATTAATTATGTGCAACAAAGCTGGTTTGCCTGATCTGATCTGTATGAAACCAGATGAGGTTAAGTTTATTGAGGTCAAAGGGCCAAAGGGCAGACTTAGTGAAATCCAAAAATATAGGATTGAGGAGTTGAAAGAAAAGGGATTTGATGTAAAAGTAATGAAACCTTGTTGACAGTTGTTGACACCTGATGTAATATAAAAGTAAATCAACCCCCGATTCAAAATGACTATTTACCAAAATTTACCTGATGCAGAGATACAAATGCTTATCTCTGCTTACGAAACTAAACTAAACAAAATAGTAAAACCTTTACAAAGGTTTGAAACAGGTCTTGAACTTAGCAGATACAAAGATGACAATGGCTTAAAACAATGCTTTTTAGTTAATTTCAGAAACTGGATGAATGACCATAATTACAGACTTTCTATAGGTAGTTCTGATTCTTTAACAGATATTGTTTACACTAGAAAATTTAGACATCCTGATATTTACCGTGAATGGTATTTAACTGAGATAAGAGCCAAATATAATGATTACTATTTCAAAGTAACCATGTTGGCTCAGTTTGTTGGCTACGATTACAGCCATTTAGTAGGGCAGCTTAACTTTACAAAAGAAGAGCAAGCAAGCATGGATTTTTTTAGAGAAAAAAATGCTAGAGGCCCAGTAGCTGCTGATGGATGGGAGGGATATTGAAAAACAAATATTTTGTAAGATCAATCAATTCTTCTGAAACGCATGAGTGGTTTTTAAAAAAACATTATGCAAAACGTATTCCAAGTGTTTCTTATGCTTATGGACTTTATAAAACTAACTTGGTTGGTATCTGCACTTATGGAAGGCCAGTTGCCCATTCGTTAGTTAAATCTGCTTTTACAGGTAAGTTTCAAGATACATTTCTTGAATTAAATAGATTAGTTGTAGATGAAGGGCTTGAAAAAAATGTATTATCTTTTTTTGTATCACAAACCCTTAAAAAACTGCCATCTCCAAATGTCGTTGTTAGCTATGCAGATACATCACAAAATCATCACGGATATATTTATCAAGCAACAAATTGGATATATACAGGCTTAAGTGCAAAAAGATTTGATTATAAAGTTAAAGGACTTGAACATCTACATAGTGCATCCTTAATGGATCATGTAGGAAGAGGAGTTGTAAAAGATAAAATCGTTAAATTAAAAGAAATGTACGGAGATAGATTATATACTTTAGATCGACCAAGAAAACATAGATACTTTTATTTTATTGGAAACAAAAAGCAAAAAAAAGAAATGAGACAAAATTTGGCATATCAAATAGAACCATATCCAAAAGGAGATAATAAGAGATATAAGGCTGATTACAAGCCCGATGTCCAGATCTTATTGTTTTAAAGGTTGACAAGTGTTGACCATTAGTTATTATTAATTTACCCCTGAAACCAACCCCATGAAACATTTATTTCTTTACATCTGCATTTTTGGCATAGGATATTTTGCCATTTCAGATTCTTTACTTACATCTACTAAGATAGATTGCTTTACATATAATGTCGAGGCTGCTTGCCAGGAGCTAGCCAAAAAATGATGAGTGAATATGATTTTGGTCTGCGCTTCCATAAACAACCGAGGAAGAAGCGACCAACCCCTGAACGCTCCAACCTCGGCACTTCTACTTTACCTATGACTGATAAAGAAATCTTCAATACATTTGCATCTGTAATTGATTCTCCAGACGCATCACCATTTCTTAAGAGACTTGCACAGGCAGGTCTTGTTGCAATGCCACAGGACAAGGCACTTATCTTGAAAACATGGCCACGTTTGATGATGCAGTATGGCCCACATACGAGGAGATATACAGACTCATGACAAAAGGATCAACCCAGATTTCAAACGAAAAATATCATGCTGATTCTGCTATATCAGCATCTATGCAAAAAACAATGGTAAAGCATGGCCCTAAAGCTTACTGGAACTCTTTTCTAAATCCCGAAAGGCCAGAACATAAACCGACTAGTGCAATGCTCTTGGGAACATTAACCCATTGTGCCGTGCTTGAGCCTGATGAGCTTACTAAAAGGTTTGTTGCAGTATCATCAAGGACAACAAAAAAAGGTAAGGAGGAGGCAAAGGAGGCTGAAGAAAAGGGCATGACGGCCGTTACTGAATCTGATATGGCAAATGCGATCAAGATGAGAGATGCGGTATTTGCAGAACCTCATGCCAAGAAGTTATTAAGCTTTGGCATTGCAGAGAAATCATACTGGTGGGATGACAAGACTACTGGTTTGACCTGTAAATGCCGACCTGACTGGTTAAATAAAGAAACTATTGTGGATCTTAAAACCAGTAGAACGGGAGCAAATCCTAGAGACTTTGCAAAGGCTGTTGCTAATTTCACCTACCATTTGCAAGCAAAACATTATCTTAATGGTATTCCATATGCAAAGAGATTTATCTTTCTTGTAGTGCAATCTGAATATCCATTTGATGTCGGTTTATGGGAGCTTGATGATGATGCGTTGCAAGAAGGGCAAAAACTGTCTAGAGAAGCTTTAGATAAGATTGCCGAATGTCGCCTGCTTGATGATTGGCCAAGCTGGTGTAAAACAGGAGTTCAATCTTTATCCCTGCCCCGATGGGCATTTTCAACCCCCTTAGAAAAATGAGTTTTAATGAAGAGCAGAAAAAACTGCTTAACCAAAAAATCAACAAAGACAATGTTACATT